AAAGTCGTGGAACTGAGGCGGAGCTTGTGAGTTCTTGCGATTTTGGCAGGAAAATCTGAAAAAGGCTGCCAATATAGCAGCTATCATGTGATAAAAACAGGGGATTTTATCGCACCCCTGCTGACCATGTGATAAAAATGACCTTTTTTATCACATGGGGTGATTATTCCAAAGGAGAAACTATGGATAATATCATTATTTACAACACTGACGATGGGAAAACGAATGTCAGACTGTACGCAAAAGATGGAACCGTATGGATGACACAGGCACAAATTGCCGAACTATTTCAATGCACTCGGGCCAATGTCAATTTACATCTTAAGACAATTTACCAAGAAGAAGAGCTTATGGAACAGGCAACTTGTAAGGATTTCTTACAGGTTCGAAAAGAAGGCTCTCGTGAGGTTCGACGGAAGATTTCTTTTTATAGCCTTGACGCTATTCTTGCCGTTGGCTTCAGAGTCCGCTCCCCTCGCGGTGTACAATTCCGGCGCTGGGCCAATACTACACTTAAAGAATATATGCAGAAGGGCTTTGTTATCGATGATGAACGTCTGAAAAATCCAGACGGGCGTCCTGATTATTTCGACGAGCTGCTTGCTAGAATCCGCGATATTCGTGCCAGTGAAAAGAGATTCTATCAGAAACTGAGGGATCTATTCGCACTGTCTTCTGATTATGACAAGACGGATAAAGCCACTCAGCAATTCTTTTCGGAAACACAGAACAAGCTTATATATGGCATTACCGGCGAGACCGCCGCTGATTTAATCATTGACCGGGCTAACCCGCAAAAGCCGAATATGGCGCTTACCTCATGGAGCGGAGCCATTGTCAGAAGAAAAGATATTATTGTCGCAAAAAATTATCTTACCAAAGATGAAATCGATTCACTAAACCGTCTGGTCACCATTTTTCTGGAAAGCGCAGAACTCCGTGTGAAAATGAGAAAAGACCTGACGCTGGATTATTGGAGAAATACCGTGGATAAGCTCCTCTCT